CATGGTTCATATCAAACTGATTATAAGCGGAGTGTTCTTGTAGTTGTTTAGTCATACTCCGTCCTTAATAACACCATACATCATGACACTAGAGTAGATGCATAAAGCCAGCACAACGGCTAAGCACATACTCCAGAAGACGTTAGCAATCTTCTCAGCCTTCTTTATCTTTCGCAGCGACTCAACTCTCTTGTCTGACTCACGCTTACGTGCCGCTTCAGCTTGAAACTTAAGCCAGTCGTCCCATAGTCCACCACGCCCGTGATAAACCATCATACGTTTCAACTCAGCCTCTTGTGCCTTTAACTGCTCAAGCGCTGCAAATTCTTCTAAGGCACTCTTACCGCCTTCATTAACCTTGCGTTGTATTGCAGACTTGCTATCAAAGTATTTGAATAGAGACTGACCAGCAGCAAAGATGTCTCCACCGTTGCTAACTGTTTCTTTAATGACAGCAAAGGCAGCATTGGCTACAGCTAGTTCTGCCAGCATGCTAATCCTTCACAATCATTTAACCAGCCACATAGCACTAAAGATTACACCAGCCATAGACATAATCATGAGGCCAGCTACATTGATGATGATGCTCTCAAGACGTTTAAGCCTTGAGTTGATTTGTTCATAACGAAACGCACAGACCTCTTCGTGGGTACTCAGTCGTGCTTCGGTTGCGTTGATGGTTGTCATGGTACTGCTCTGTCAAAATAGTTAAGCTGTGAATGCGTTGCCAGCGGCGATGGCGGCGTTGACCGGAGCCATGTCTTCCGTTGTCCAGAAGTCCTTGGCGACCATCAGCTCAAGGTGCTCGACGTTGCGGCGCAGGCAGTCAGCCCATTCGGTGTCGCTCATGTACTCGGGCTTGCCGCCGTTGATGAGGTTCACACTGTCCAGCATGGCTTTGTAGTGTTGGGCGATTTGCTCAGTGGTTTGGTTTTCCATAACTACTCCTTAAGGTTGAACGGGCCACTGAACGGCCCAAGGGAAACCGTCTTGCGCTGTGATGTCGCGCAAGGTCTGGCGATATGCAGCCCATGCGGTTTGCTGCTCTGGTGTCATCACCGCCCATCGGTCTGGCAGCACCATCACGTCTGACTCGACCAGCAAAGTATTGCGCTGTGCGCGAACCCGTGCGGCTTCGCCTTCTGTGTCGGGTGGTGGCGGCAAAGGCTCATCAAAGCCATCGAAGCTCCAACCAATACCTACACCATCTGGACAAATTACCCAACCTTGCTCATCAGCAAACTCAGGCGTTGCAACAGCAATGTTTACAACTTTTCCGTTTTCAATAACTGCATATCTTGTCATGACAATTTCCTTTATTACCAGCAGGTCACACGGACATAACCAGCGCCGCCAGCAGCGCCATTGCCGCCATTGTTAAACCAACCAGCACCGCCACCGCCGCCACCGCATGCGATACCACCAGTCGTACCAGCAGCCCCGGCGTTACCACTGGCTCCTGCATTGCCACCATTACCGGCCACGAAACCCCAATAGATAGAAGTTCCCCCCGATGTTGCAATGGTGCTGCCTGTGCCAGTCATTACGAACCCGCCAGAACCGCCACCTGCCCCGCTTTCCATCGTGGTTACACCGTTATTACCAGTGCCCAGATTGGTTAGTGAGTTTGCCCCAGCTCCTCCGTTGGCATAAATGGCCGACTGTGTTTGCGTAGATGTCGTGTAGGAACCACCAGAGCCTCCAGCAATTGCGCCGTTACCGGTCTTGCCACCAATGCCCTTCTTACCGCCGTAAGATGTGTACGAACCAAAAGACGTGTTACCCCCATCCGTACCATCTGTGCCATCAGCATAGCTGGCACCCCCAGTACCTCCAGTACCCCCAGCCCCAATGGTTACGGTTTGGGTAGAACCCAATGAAGACAGCAGCACCAAAACCCTAACGAGCGCACCGCCGCCGCCGCCGCTGCCCCCGGTGCCAAAATCTGGCGGAGAAGCGTTGCCAGCCATGTTGCCACCCCCACCGCCGCCGCCAGCGGAGAGGAGTTCAATCAAGGCCATCGTCTTACCAGATGGCTTTGTCCATGTGCCTGATGTAGAAAAAGTCTGCACGTCTGCACCACCGCCAGCAGCCTGAGATACCCAAGTAGTGCCGTTGGATGTCAGCACGTTACCGCTTGTGCCGGGACTTGTAAGACCCGTGCCGCCGCTGGCGGCAGGAAGCCCGCTACTTGTCCATGTAACCCCAATACCCGGTACACGGAAGCTGGTTACGCTGGCGTTTCCAATCGTGACCTCATTGCTCACAGTGGCAGAAGATGCCTCAGCAAGGTAGCCAATCAATGTGTTGTTAGTCCCAGTGGTCAGAGTATTTCCAGCACCATAACCGAGCGCAGTGTTAAATGTTCCTGTTGTGTTACTTTGCCCAGCGGACCAGCCAACAAACGTAACCCCTGCCGCAGTTGTTGCCGAAAGCCCTGCGCTTGTACCGATGAGCACTTGATAGCCACCCGTGGCCGTAGTGTTTGCGTTTGAGCCAAGCGCGGTTGTGTACGAGCCACCACTAACGCTGAATCCACGGGTAACACCTGTCAGGGATGCGCCAGCGGCCTGTGATACCCAAGTCGTTCCATTGGATGTCAAGACGTTTCCGCTTGTACCGGGAGCCACTTGCTGAACAGCAGTTGTACCGTTACCCAAGATGACGTTGTTGGCTGTCAGGGTTGCCCTGCCTGTGCCACCGTTTGCTACGGGCAGGCCGCTGCTAGTCCAAGTAAGACTGATACCGGGAATACGGAAAGATGTGATGCTGGCATTACCAATCGTCACTTCATTGCTGACGGTCGCGCTGGTTGCTGCAGCGTTGTAGCCAATCAGAATGTTGTTGGAGCCAGTGGTCAGGTCGTTTGTACCAGACGAGCCAGCGCCGCTACCGACCAAGACGTTTTGGTTGCCTGTAGTTATTCTGTCACCCGATGTATCTCCAATGGCTACGTTGTCATTGCCATCGACAGGCGTAGAACCCATACCAGCAGAAAGAGACCCAGCGCCAATAGCTACATTTCGATCACCAAGTTGCAGATTTGACAATGCTTCATAACCAATCGCAACGCAACGCTCAGAATCTGAAGTTCCCATCAGATTGCCAGTAATTGCGTAAGCACCTACACCAACGTTATAGTTGCCAGTAGTCACATTGGCACCACAAACAACCCCCAAAAATGAGTTGCGAATGCCTGTTGTTGTTGAACCCGCTGCGCTCCAACCAACGGCAGTATTTAAGCCTCCTGTCGTAAGCGCATCCCCCGCGCTAGAGCCAACAGCGGTGTTGTAGGTGCCTGTTGTAATTAAATACCCGGCCCTGTATCCGATTGCGGTGTTGTTCGTGCCGGTGGTGTTTGACTTACCCGCTTGATAGCCAGTGAAGGTGTTGTTGACACCAGTGGTGTTAAGGCCAGCTTCAAAACCAAGTGCTGTTTCAAATGGAGTTGCAGACTGCGTTACGCCAGACAGGGTAGCCGCAGGAGCCGCACTTGTCCAATCTGTACCATTTGATGTCAGCACGTTGCCGCTTGTACTCGGAGCAACATAGGTTATGTACGCACTGCTAGGCAAATAAGCAGCAGTCCAAGCACTACCACTCCACACTCGCATCTCACCAGCAGTGCTATTGAAATACAAAGCACCAGTTAGCAATGCATTACCGTCATTGTCAACGGTCGGGTTTGATGTTTTGCTACCAAGATAACGATCATCAAAGCTGTCATAACTAGCAGCGGCAGCATTGGCGCTAGAAAGAGCATTGCTCTCAGAAGTTGATGCATTACTTGCGCTTGTCGCAGCATTACTAGCCGACACAGCAGCAGCCGCAGCAGACGTTGCAGCCGATGTAGCACTACCCAAAATACCATCAACATACAACTTGGTTGTAGCATCAGCATTGTCAGTTGGTGTAGCCAGTCCTGTAATCTTGCTGTTGCCCATAGCAATAGCACCAGACATAGTGCCACCAGTCAATGACAGCTTCAAAGCATCTTGGTCATCAACATACTTCTTAGTGGCAGCGTCTTGGTTGGCTGTAGGATCACCAACACCTGTAATCTTGTTAGTACCCATTGCCAGCACACCACTCATAGTGTCACCAGACTTGCTCACTTTTGTAGCAATTTCGTTAGTGACAGTGGTGGCGAAGTTGGCATCATCACCCAATGCAGCAGCCAACTCATTCAATGTATCGAGAGCACCGGGAGCGCTATCAACTAATGCGGAGATGGAAGTGTCAACGTACCCTTTGGTGGCAGCATCGCCAGCATTGGTAGGTGCAGTGAGGTTGGTGATGGTGGCAGAAGTGCCAGCATTCATGTTCAATCCACCGTTGATAACAACATCACTAAATGTTGATGTACCAGACGATGCTGTGATGTTACCTGTGACGTTGCCAGTGACGTTGCCAGTGACGTTGCCAGTAAGATTGCCTGTGACGTTACCAGTGACAGCACCTGTCAAACCACCAACAAAGCCTGTAGTGGCTGTAACTGTAGTGCCTGTAATGGCCTGTGCAGAAGAGCCACCAATGACAGCGCCATCGATAGTACCAGCGTTGATGTCAGCAGAAGCAATGACAGCAGCGCTATTGACCGTCAGGTTAGTAACAGTGGCAGCAGCAGGTGTTGTAGCTCCAACAACAGTGTTGTCAATTGTGCCTGCATTGATGTCAGCAGTGTCAGCAATCAAGCTATCAATGTTGGCTGTGCCATCAATGTACAGGTCTTTGAATTCTAGGGAGCTAGTGCCGAGGTCAATGTCGTTGTCTGTGACAGGCACAATAGCACCGTCTTGAAAGCGAACTTGCTCAGTGGAAACTGTACTAACTTCAGTGAACACACCAACTCGGTTATTCACTGTGTCTACAGCAACCTTGTTCTTAGCATCAGCATCGCCAATGACAGGAATGTAATGTCCTTCAGCGGCTGTACCATCATGCTTGTGACCTGATGCTTGTGCGAACGCATCACGAAGGGCGTTCAATTCGTTGTTGATTGGTGCTGCGCGTACAACGGCGGTTGGTACGATGTCAGCAGCAGATTGTCTTACATATCCAGCCAAGATTATCTCCTGTCATTAGTTGCATAGTTCAGGACCAAGCCCTGAATAGTGTGACTAGCATTGGTGTCGTTAGTCACGTATTTGAAAGCGATAGAGAAAGCAGAACCAGAAATATTAGTCTTTTCCACTGGTGATGGATTACCATCGAAAATCGCATTAGCATCGTACACAGCTTCGTTGTAATAGGCTGCTGCACCTGCCGTTGTTATAGCATAGTTGGCTGGATTGAACACACCAACAGAGTCATCAAAATCGTAAGAGACAGCCAGAGCAATGCTGCTTGCACCTTCACTACGAAGGAAAGTGGTGACATTGTAGAAGTTCTTACGGATGGTAGGGTCTTCGAAGTAGTAGTATGGTGTTTGATATACAGACAGTATCGGCTCACCGTTAAAGGATGATCCGCTCTCTTGAGCATGCACCTTACCTGTAGCGTCCCCGTGAATGACAAACTCAGCAGTACCGATGTAACCACTGGAAGCGCATGTTGCAGGAATACCAAACAGTTGACCAAACTCAAACCCAATACCACTTGCGCTCTCACGCAATCCACCTAACAAGCTGAAGTTACCTTCTGCTGGAATGAACAATCTGAACTGAGACTTCTTACGGATGACAACACTTGACAATGTTTCAACATCAATGTCTTCAGCAATAACATCCTGTAAGATGGCATTGATTGTGAATTGAATCTTCTTAGACACAGTCTCCAATTGCACATCACCAATGTTGGCTGTACCAGCAACAGGTCTGAATCCGTCTGGTCCGAGAAACAACAGATTACCAGCAATCTCAATAACACTGTCAGGAACAACACAACCCAAGTTGGTGGTCACTTCAGAGACAACAAAGTCTGCAATGTTTGTACCTGTCAAACTCTTGATTGAATTCTTACCGAAGATGTACAACACATCACGGAACTGCTTAATCTGTACAATCTCAAAACCTACGTTGATGACACCAGCACCAGCGGCTGGACTGAAATCTGTTTCGTTCAGTGGTGCAGAGAAGTAGAGATTGAAAGGATCGGAAGGATCACCAGCAAGGAAGATGTGGTTTTTATAGTTGGCAGAATACTTGGGAGAATTGGGAGCGTTGGCGTGTGTGATCTGAGTGTAGGTTGTGCCATCATAGACAGCAGCAGGATTGATACCATCAGTCAACAAAATCTTAGAAGCAATCCAGTTGTACTTGATAAACCTTACCTTCTTCACACCCGTCATTGTCACACTACCGGGAGTGGTGATGGCTGACCAAGACGATGTAGACGCTACCCACTTGTGGAAGTAGGCAGTACCAGAAGCAGGAGCACGGCAAGCAAAGATGTTATCGTTCAAGTCTTCAGCAACCATCACACCCAACACAGAACCAGTACCGGGTACAGTGCCATAGTTGTTGGAGTAGCCGCTGATGCGACGATAACCACCAGTTGTCGATGGCTCGTAGTTGATCAAGGAGTAGGCTGAACCGGGCTCGTTCTCACCCTGTGTCAACACATCCTTGTTTGTGTTAAGGCCACCAATAGCGATGACCTTGTATCCATTAATGCGATCTGCCATTACATCACTCGCGGTGAAGACAATGCGTTGACAATCATTGTCGAGCGCATAGTGATAGGTTCATCCATCAATAGACGGCGCATTGTCTTGATACCGTTCTCAAACTTGTCACGATGAATAGCAGCGCTCTGTTCGTTAGAGCGATACAACATCATGAAAGTCATAGCACCATCAATTACAACGCTGTCAAAGCGGGAAGGTACAATGCATGCGTCATTGGCAACAACCAAGTCAGCAGGGAACTTCCAATACTTGTATTCAATCTCGTAAGCCTGATCAGACTTTGGAGTCACACCGAACAAGCCATTCTGTGTTTGATAGACAGCTTCAGGAGCACCATAGCCTCCAGCACCTGTTTGGTCTTCAATGGGCCTACGCTCGTCAAGGTATTGCGTGTAAGTCAACACAGGCAATCGTTGTGGTTGATTGTTAGCGGCTGTGAGTTGCTTAAGATAGAACGATTCCCAATCAACGCTAGAGAAGTCTGAAGGGAAAGCGTAAGTGGCTGTGCCATCTGTGGCAAGAGTCTGTGTGTTAGTCATCAAAGCAAAAGGCCACTCCTGAGCCGAATGCATCAATTCTCTAACAGATGAGTTGATAGCGGCTTTGGCTAGAGCTTGGACGTTTCTAGCATTGTCAAAATCGGTAGAGTCCATAACGACTTCACCCATTCTACGCAGCAATTCATTTGTTAGGGAAATATATGTTGACATAGTTATAAGCAAGAAAGGGGTGAGCCTTTGACGACCCACCCCATGAGTTACAGGCTATTAAGCCAGTTGGTCGCGGTCAACTTCGTCGGCAGCAATGCGGCCATCAACACTAACCAACACAGCCCACACACGCAGCTTACCGGAGGTAGGAGCAGTGGTGGCAGCTTGAATGGTCAAGTCGATGGTGTCAGCAGTAGCGCCAACAACCACAGGTTGGAAAGCAGCAGCGTTCTGTGCGTAAGCACCAGCAGCAGCAGCGTCACCGTCAAAGCCGTCAACGAACACGTCAGCGTCAACGCCAGTGCCCAAGTCCCATGCGTTG